CTAGCTCGACGTGAGGGACGAGGTAGTCCCCATAGTCGGCGCTGTCAGGGTCGGTGTCGCGCTGCCAGAAGGGGTTGTTCAGGTACTCGTCAGCCTCGCCAAGCGTGGCGTTGATGAGGAATGTGAGCTTGGTGTCGCTGACGGTCGTCGTGGCCCAGCCCGTCAGCGCGCGCACGTCGGTGCGCCGCTGGGCGTCCGTCGTCCCGCTCCCGAGGTCTAGCCTGTCTTGGACTGCCGTGTACTGCGCCACCTTGGGCTCCGCGTGCGAGAGGGGAGAGAGGGAGAAGCGGGCGGGCTGGCGTTCTTCTTTCCTGGCCAGCCCGCCCGCCGTGGACCCGTGGGGGCTCAGGGCCCCCTTGGGTTCATCAGGTGAACGTCACGGCGCAGAACGCCGAAGGGCGCAGCACCGCCAGCGCGATGCGGTTCTCGGCGCGGATGTAGATGAGGTTGCGCTCGGCGTAGTCCTTGTGCTGGGGGAAGACCTCGACGGCCACGTCGCCCCGCTCGTAGAGCTCGGCGCCCTCAGCGAACGCGCCCACGAGGCACTTGTTGGTGGCCAGCGCGTCGCACTCGATGACGCGGGTACGCCAGAGCATGGTCGTGCCGTCGGGCATCATCTGGAGCGTCTCGACGTACTGCCCCGTCGAGTCCTTGGCCAGCTCGATCAGCGCCAGATCCTCGGGCCGGATCAGGATGAGGTCAGCGGCGAGCTGGCCGTTGACCCGCACGTCCGAGATGGCCTTGCGGATCGTGTCGGCCTTGGTGTCAGAGCCGCCCTGGGTGCGGGTGCTGATGCCGCTGGTGGAGAAGATGCCCGTGATCTGGTCCGTGGAGCCGTCGCCGCGCAGGATCTGGTGCTCCTCCGAGCGCGCGATGGCGGCGGGCAGGCGGGCGTTGATGGTGGACTCCAGGCGGGGCTTGTCGTCCAGGATCTCCTTGGAGGGGCTGATGCCCGTGGCGATGGTCTTGAGCGAGAGGCTGACCTCCTCTTGCTTGAACTTGCCCTGGGGCTTGACCTGGGCCTCGGAGGTGAAGCTGAACACCTCGGAGGTGACCGCCACGTCCACCGCCACGTCGGCCGCCAAGGCGGCGATGGTCAAGGTGTTGGTGGTCTTGTTGACGGCGGTGACGGTACGGACCTGGACCGTCGAGGTGCGGATGCTGATGGACTGACCGACGAAGAAGCCCGCCGCGCTGTCCACCACGAGCGAGGTGTCGGTCGCGGACGCCGCCGTGGCGACCTCGGTGTAGAGCTCGTAGAGCGCCGTGTCGCGGGTGTAGCGCAGGTCGCCCGTGGAGACTGGGATGATCACCATGTAGTCGCGCAGACGGGGCGTCCAGCGCAGGATCTCCACGTCGCCAGGGCGGTACCACTTCGGGCGCACCACGTCCGAGGAGGTCGTCTCCAGGCCCTTCTTGAACATGTCGGCGTCGCACTTGACCTCGACCTTGAGGCCGCTTTTGAGCTTGTCGCGCTGCTCCTCGACGGCCTTGACCACCACGGAGCCCAGGCTCTTGGTCTCGACGACTTGGGCGCCGACGCCCTGACGCCCAAGCGCCGCCTTCACCTTGGCCACGTCGGCCTTGAGCGCCTCCACGTCGAGCGAGGGGTTGGCCTTCTTGAGCGCCTCCGTGATGCGCGCGTCAAGCTCCGCGCCCATCTTGGCCTCCATCTCGGCGCGCAGCTTGGCCTCGATGCCCTCGAAGCCCTTCTTCACTTGCTCTTGGATCGGTTCCATCTTCACCCTCCCAGGGTCAAAAGCGCGGCGGCAAGGCGGCGCTGGTCGTCTTCCTCGGCGAAGCGCGCGAGGGCGTCCGCGAGGGCTTGTTGGCTCTTGGTGTCGTCTTGGGGCGCGGCCTTGTTGGAGGCGCCCTCGTTGTTGTCCTTGGCGTCGTCACCGCTCTTGGCGTCGGCGTCGCCGTCTTGGTCGTCGTCGGGCTCAGCGGGCAGGCTGGCGAAGCGGTGCCCTGGCACCTGGACACGGCCCAGGCTCTTGACCACCTCCAAGCGCGCGCCCCAGTTGGCCGGGAAGGTGACGGGCGAGAACTCCAAGAGGCTGAGGTCCGTGAGCTCCGAGGGCCACATCCAGATCGGCCCCACCAGCTCGGCGGGGTCAAAGTCCTTCTCCCCCAAGTCGGTGATCCCGCCTGGGCGGATGCGGTAGCCGATGCTCACCCCGTCCACCAACCCCTCGGCCATCAGGGCGCGCATCTTGCGCGCCGCTTCGTTGTCGGGGTGCCCGCTGATCTCGGCTTCGAAGTACAGGCCCACGCCGTCCTCCTTCAGGACCGTGGGCAGGCCGATGGGCTCGTCCCATCGGTGCTGAGAGAGGACCTTGATGCGAGGCACGGTGAGGCCCTTGAAGCTCTCCTCGATGCTACGCTTGAACGCCCCCTTCTTCACGCGCTCGTTGTACGAGTCGAACACCTTGAAGATGGAGGCGTACCCCTTGATGATGCCCTTGTCGCCGACAACCTGGATCTGCGCCTTGACCTGCGGACCCAGGATCGTCCCTTCGGGCGCGCCCGTCTGGGCGGCCTGCTCAGCCTGCGCGGCTTGTTTGAGCTTGAGGACTTCCTCGGGCGTGATCTTGGTGTCTTCCATGGTCAAGCGACCTCCAGGCGGGGCGGGCGGGCGGGCGTCGTGTTCTTGGGTGCGGCGTCGGGCTCGGCGGGCGCGCTGGACGCTGCGGGCTGCGCGGGGATCAGGTGGCGCGGGGAGCTTGCGCCGTCCACACCGTCGAGGCGCAGGCCCAGACCCAGGCGGCGGTTGACCTCGGCCAGCGGGACGCCCATGTCCCACAGGCCGCGCGCGGTCGTGATCATGTCGGGCGTGAGCTGGTTGAGGATCTCGATGGAAGACGTGTCAGGCCACAGGCGAAGGTCGGCCCCGAAGTCGGGCGAGACGAGGGCGTGGTTCAGCACCCCCGCCAGTTGCTCGACGTAGGGCAAGATCGTCAGGCGCCAAAAGCTGCGAAACGCCGTCTCGACGTTGTTGTAGGTGGCGTTCTTGTAGCGCCCCACGACGGGGGGCGGGCAGCCGAAGAGGGCGCAGATCTCGTCGGCGGAGGCGTCGCGCGAGGCCACGAAGTCCAGCTCCTTAGGGGAGAGGCTCACCTGCTGAAACTCGGTGTCGGCGTCGAGGAACATGACCGACCGACCGTTCTCGGGGGAGAGGTGGCGCGCCTCAAACTTCTTCTTGGCGTCCACGAACTGATCCCAGGTCATGTTGAGTTTGGAGCGGTAGATGCCGCTGGGGACGGCCATGTTTTGCAAGCTCGCCGCTTGCCAGTCCACCGCCGCCGCTTCGGAGTCCACGGCCTTGGCGCCAGCGCGCAGCGGCGAGAGGCCGCGCATCGGCTCGGCGGGGTCAGGCCACAGGAACGGCACGACGTCCTCGACGGGCTGGCGCTTGGGTTGGGTCACCCCGCCCACCTTGAGGTCATAGCCCGCGATGTAGAGGCGCGCGTCGGGCACGGGCGCGAGCTGGTCGCCGCTCACCAGCCACAACTCCAAGGGGGGCGCGCTGGGGTCTAGGCCTCGGTTCTTGATCGCGTACCCCTCGCCGCCCAACAAGAGGTACTGCATCAGGAGGGCCGTCCACGTCGCGCGGTCCATGAACGGGGTCGGGCGGTCCATGAGGGCCTGGAGGAGGTCGGCGCGGGGGTCGCGGGCGAGGTCGGCCCAGGCCCACGAGCCGTCACGCTGACGGGCTTGGACGCGAAGCGGGACGGAGCCCACGGCGCGGGAGATGGCCAGGATGCAGACGTACACCCAGGTCGTCGCCTTGAGGCCCTCGGCGATGGCGTTGGCGGTGGACCAGTCCTTGTAGATGGGTCGGCCGAGGCGCCACGAGGGGATCAGCTCGCCCCCGTGGATGCTCTTGAGGTGGGTCGCGGCTTGCTCGTACTCCTTGGCCCAGCGGCTGAGCTGGTCAGCGGAGGGCTCGGACGAGGCAAGGGCGGGCAAGGTCGGGGTACGCCCCTTCCACACGCTCGCCACCTTCTCCCAAGCTCGCCCCCAGCCACCCATCCACACCTCTTGCCGCGTGCCCGCGTTGGGCCTCTGGTGTGAGTGCTAGGGAGAGCGGGGGGAGGTCGTCAACGCGCGGACGTAGGTGCTGCTCTTGTGGGCGCGCGTAGGTGCGGCGCGGGCTTGGCTTGGGACGGACTACCAGACCTTGACCACGCCCCCCCTGGGAGAGAGGCCGCGCGCGTACTGGGCGAGGCTCCACCCGTCGGCCGCGTCGTCGTGCTGGCCAGCGGGCGCCTTGAGGGTGTCCGCCTCGATGGAGCCGAGCTGGTCAAAGGTCTTGGCGTCGCGGATCAGGAGCGCGGGCAGGCGGGCGGGCTCTTGGGCGTGGGCGGTGTAGGCGACGAGGACCTCGGAGGCCACCGCGGCCCAGAGCATCGGCTGGGATGGGCCTGTCTTGTTGTACCCGTCGCGGCCATCGAGCCCTTCAAGGACAAGCGCGCCCAGCGCCTTGAGGCCCGCCATGACCGCGTGGCCGTGGTTGTTGCGCTCTACGAGGATGGGGGCGTTGTACCACGCCGCCAGCGCCGCGATGCCTCTGGGGAAGACGCGCTGGGGCTCCCACTTCCCGTCCCACGAGGCCACCGTCCGACCCGTCTTGCGCTCGACGACCGTACAGGCCGAGTCGTCGCCCGTGACGAGGCCCTCGGCGGGGTCGGCGCCGATGCGGTACTCGGCCCCTGGGATGGGCGCCTCGTAGATGCGGAGGTTGTCCAGGGCTGGGGCACCCTGGACGAGGATGGGGGGCTGGGGGTCGAACAGGGGCGCGAGCCACAACCCTGGGAGGCGCTTGGTGCCCGCGAGCGCGGCGAGGGCCTCCTCGGGCGTGTCGGGGTAATTCTCGTGGAGGAAGTCGAGCGTCCCGTTCTGGGCGAGGCTGTGCTGGCGCTGAGCCTCGTGCCACGCGGCGTCACGACCAGGGCGGGCGCGCCACCCCAAGAAGAGGAGCCGCCAAGAAGAGGAGCCGTCGCGGGCCGAGCGGGCGATGCGCTTGAAGGCGCTCCCGGGCTTGTCCTTCTTGACCTTGGACAAAAGCACCA